GCAAAAACCTACGCACAATATGGCCTTAGTGGTGTTTGGCCTTAATTTATAGCCTTTGGTTAATCGACGCCCTCTTTGAGGAGTTAACGGACGGCCAGCTATGGTCACCAGAAAAATAGCACTTTAGACAAATACATTTAAAAATTCTATATTTTCTTGAATTAAGATTGAAGTTCTTGAACTGAAAGTCTTCAATGAATTGTGCAATGTACGTGTAAACAGTTCCCCGCGAGGGTGTCCCACGTTCTTAGCGTTTCGCCATTGCATTTTGAAGTTGTTGCATTAGTATGTGATAGAACCAATTTCTCTATGACCTGGACTGTTTTTAACTAGATGGTTATGGCAGTAATCTAGTAGTTTTGTACCAGGCATTAACTCAACTTTAGTGATATTGTCTACTTGATACGTCGCGTTTTAAAATTTAAGGACAATAGGCGAGGCCCGCGAGTTGTCAAATCTTAAGTCTATACCCAGATGGTAAATAGTATCACTCTAGATGAGGCTAACTAAAGACTTCTTAAAACTTCTGCCTTTCTTTTTCCAAAATTTATGATGGCGCACTCAAAGATGATTCACGTGATTACGAATTTCACTTTGTGTGCTGAGGAAAATTGCTTCAATCGAAGTTTTAGCCTCAAGAAGGCCCTTAATCATGCAATCAATTCACGACATGCTGTCCGTACACAATGTTACTGTGGTGAGAAATTGGATGGCTTGTATTCAGCAGAGATTCACTTGGAAAGTTGTAAATTTCTTGGGACTTTTGGGTGTAGTGAGTGTAATGCTAAGTTTAGGGATCTTGTCTCTGCAAATAATCATGGGTGGAGCACTCATGGGCACAATGGTGTTAAGGGACGACACACATTCGAACTTGTAGCAACAGTTACGTTTGATCGGTCAGATGAGTTCGAGGCCCAAGTTCGAAAGAAGACGAAATGGGATCACATGCAGTGGAACCAAATCGAGGAGCGTGCGCGCAATAACAGCCTGAAGCGTACGATGATTCGAGATCTGCTCATGGAGAGTGATTTTACGGCTGCCAACTCAAAGATTTATCGGTTGGCACAGTTGTCCCGAGGAAAACTTCCTGCATTCAAGAAAACTCTTGGAAACAAGAATTATTTCCGGGTAAAGATCACTTGTGAAGATGGCACCATTGAAGTTCTCCTCAATCCTGCAGATAGGGAGTTTGCTGCATTGTATAATAGTCTTCGAGATTTCCAAGTTTTTGACGCTCAAGCTTGGTTTGTACCGGATGAGATTACACATAAGGTGGACTTTGGAGACCATATGAATGACATCGTGCGATCAGTTTCGAGCTGCTTGGACAAAGTTGGCGCATCTGTGACTTTGACGCGTCAAGTGATCTCGTTTCTTTGCAAGTTGACAGTAACAGTGCGTTCTGGTTTTGACCCAATCACGATTGGGGCAATGTTGCTCGATACATTAGTTGGAAGTGGGATTTCACATTCAATGGCGCTTGAAGTGATTGGTAAGATTAAAGACAGATTGCGTTCTGCCTTCACCTTGCTTTCCGATCATTTTCAGGCTCAAGTTGCTGATTTCGATCCGTTGTCCAGCTTGGCAACAATCTTTGGGATGATTGGCGGAACAATTTTGATGCAGAAGATCCCAAGTGATGGACAAATATCAGCCTTAGTGAAGGGAGTGTGCCAGCTTGGAAATTTGGCTCGTGGAGCAACGTTCGCTTGGAGTGCCCTTGAGCGTGTGATTAAGTTTGCTTGCGAGAAGATTTTTGAGTGGCAAACAGGCTTTCCGGCAGCTATCTCTGAAGTTGAAGGACTCGTGGCAGGATGCCAGCAATGGTATTCCGAAGTACAAAAACTCATCAGTCAACATACCTCAGAAGAAATTGCAAGACATCCCGGGAAAGTGCTCGAAGTGCAAAGTCTTGTTAGACAAGGGTTGCAGATGAAGGCCCAGTTGCAGGAGTATCGTATTGATCCGAAATTGATGACAGCTTTTGACGTGCATTTCCGTGTACTGCAATTGTTTTTCTTTCAAGCGCAATCATCAGGTGCGTTTCGCGGTGGACCTCGTGTTGAACCCATCAATATTTACATCCATGGAAAGTCAGGTGTTGGCAAAACTGGGCTGATTTCTTTCTTGGCCATTGATCTTTTGAAGATTGATGGAATGCCGAAGAAACAAGGAAGGGCGGATTATACGGAAGAATTGTATTATCGAGCAATTGAACAAGAGTTCTGGGATGGATACTGTGGTCAGCGTATTGTTGTGTACGATGACTTTGGACAACTCATTGACTCTCAGCAAAAACCGAACTTGGAGTACATGGAGTGGATTAGAACTGGGAACATGGCTCCAATGCCGTTGCACATGGCACATCTTCAAGACAAGGCCAAGAGTTTCTTTACCTCACGAGTTGTTATTGCAACGTCCAATAATTCGCTGAGTGATCTGAAAATTCCAAGCCTGTCAGCACCAGAAGCATTTAAGCGGAGGATTGACATTTGCGTCGAAGTGACTAATGCGCCAGAATTTACGAAGCTCGTTGAAGAGAAATATGGTGAGCGTGTTGAACGACTCGATCAGCGAAAAGTTGAGAGCTTGACTGGAAAGCCATTCTCCACGAAGTCATATCGATTCAAGATGCGTCATGTTCAGACTGGAGAGCAGATTGGAAAAATCATGGATTACGATCAATTCCGGAATAAGTGCGTCAAACTGTATGAGGAACGAGCCCGAAATTCAAAGAATTTGACGCAAGTGCTGGAGGAGCATGCTCAAGAAAGTTTCACTTGCCAGATTAGTGATGAGTTGTATGGGTATCTCTCAAATGAGAAAGCTCAGATTTCTCTCAATCCCAATGCAAAGGAGGTTTTCGAGGAGTTCACCGTACCTAAAGCAGGTAGTTTCTTGAGACGAGGTCATGATGAGATGCGGGATTTGTTTGCACAAAATGTGAACGAGATGTTTGACGAGCTCAAGAAAGACGATAGATACTTCCGACTGGATAAAATGGATCCAGTGGACATGGATGATCTTGAGGTTCAATGGCTTGAAGCATTGGATAAAGTGAATCTTGATATTTGGTGGACTCTGGAAGCTGAGAAGATCCTACTTGGGAAATTTCAATCGAAGACTTTTGCAGGAATTGGAGCTCTGTTGCGGTGTTTGCCAATGAAAGATCAATATAACCATATTCAGCCATTCATTGACCATATCTTTGTTCCGCGCACTGAAAATGTTGAAGTGGCAGAAGCGTTGCAGCGTGTGGAGGAAGAAAGCCGTCCATTATGGAGGGAGTGGTTGGACTGTGCCAAGGATATGGTGAAGAAACATCCATGGTTGACAGCTATTACGGCTGTGGTTGCTTTGCTTGGTGTGAAGTATTGGTTTGATACTCGGGAAGACCGTAGACAAACTTCGAAACCACCTTTGGATCACCATCATGCTGGGCTCAAATTTGGCGAGCGCATCGAGCATGGTCATAATTGCGAGGTTTGCGGATGTTATTTTCGCCACACCCACACGATTAAGACTTTCCAGGAGTCTATTAAGTACGACCAAATGTGCGAAAAATGCACGCAGTGGGTTGCAGTGGAAGTATACGACCGTGCAGACGAGATGGTCAAAAACGATGCCAAGGAACAATGTAGATTGGCGCTTGGATGGGTGAAAACTGAAGTTCCGGTGAATGAACAGGTTGGAAGTTCGGGTGATGCTAAAACTGCGAAGAAATCACAAACACGCACGCAGGGGCCAAACTCTGGTGATGATAAGACGGCCAAGAAGAGTCAGACCCGGACGCAGGGAATCTCTGGTGATGCAAAGACTAATAAGAAAGCGCAAGATCGAACCCAGATGGATGAATTGGAGGCTCAGCTGCAACATTTTGACATGAAGGATATGAACGCGCATTTGCAATCCGATCCGAATTCTCTCCAACTCTCCAAGAAAGTACTGAACAATATGTACAATTTGGATTTGAAGATTGATGGAGAATGGAAGAGAATGTTGAAATTGATGATGATTCGTGGAAGAGTTGGACTAACAGCCGGACATCTTGAACGATATCTTAAGCAAGCAACTGACATCCGTATTTGGAATGCCACCAAAAAGGACGGGCATATCTTTTCCACTGGAAAATTGAATACAGTCCACGTTGTGGATGCGTCTGGAGAGCGGAAAGACCAGATGTTGATTGAATTTCCACCATCTCTCCATGATCATTTTGATCTTGTTCGCAATATGGCAACGACAGTTGAGCTGAGTGCGTTTGTTAGAGCTCGTGCTTGCATTGTTGTTCCCTTTGAACAAGGAGCAATTTTGCGAACTGGTCCTGTTGAAAAGAAAATGGAGCGCCCGCGTAAATACACTGATGCTGAAGGGTCGTATAAGATCTGCGATCGTTTTGAATATGCTGGTATGGAAACAGCTGCAGGAGATTGCGGATCACCTCTGGTTGCGATTGGTACATCATTGGCTCGCAAATTGATTGGAATTCACGTTTGCGGAAAACACAATATTGGAGTGGCGAGTCCACTTAATGAACAGGATATCTTGAGAGCTCTTGAGGAATTGCCGATGGAATCGCAGATTTGTATGCAAGGAGAATCCATCCTAGCGGAATTTAAAGCCCCATGGGAGCTAGAGTTGCCGGATGGAAATTACACTGCTGCGGGGGAGAGTCTTTATAGAATACCATTACCGAATAAGACGGCCCTTCGTCCGAGTCTTATTTCAGGGAAGCTTCAGGAACCGACAACTGCCCCATCAGTGCTCTCGCGTGAAGCTATGGAGAAGGGACTTAAGAAGGCTGGGAACATTCCGCCAGAGCTTGATGAGGAACTCTTGGATGTGGCAATCAATGATGTAAAGACGATAGTGAATTCTGGTGTGAGACGAGTGACTCGCGTTTTGACGGAAGAAGAGGCTATCCAAGGAGTCGAGGGTGATGAATTTATTCAACCAATCAAGAGACAAACTTCTCCCGGCTATCCCTATACAGGAAGTAAGCCACCAAGAAAGGGAGCTGGAAAAGAACCATGGTTGGGTCAGGGAGAAGATTACCGACTTGATAATGATCTGCGAGAAAAGATGCGAGAGCGTGTTGCAATGGCTAAGAGAGGAGAGAGGATGCCTGCTCCGTTTATAGATACGCTTAAGGATGAGAGGCGCCCGCATGAAAAGATTGAAGCGAAGAAGACGCGAGTTTTCGCCGCTGGAGCGATGGACTATACATTGGTTTTTAGGATGTACTTCCTGGCCTTTGCAGCACACGTGATGCACAACCGGATTGATAATGAAATCTCGGTCGGAACGAATGTCTATTCTTTTGATTGGACAAAGACGGCTTCTCGCGTGACCTCCAAAGGGCAGAAAGTTATCGCAGGTGATTTTTCCAACTTTGATGGGACTCTTCTCCTGCCAGTGCTTTACAAGATTCTTGATATCATCAACGACTTCTATAACGATGGGAATGATTTGATTAGGCACGTTCTCTGGAAGGAAATCGTGAATTCGATCCATGTGAAAGGAAATTCGGTTTATCTGTGGACCCATTCTCAACCTTCTGGATGTCCGATCACGGCTATCTTGAACTCACTTTATAATTCGGTGAGTATGCGATATGTGTGGTTACTGAAAGTTCCACGTGAATTTCGAACAATGAGGCATTTTAATGAACATGTCGCGATGGTGTCCTATGGAGATGATAACTTGGTCAACATCTCGGATGAAGTTATTGAGTACTTCAACCAATTGACTATCGCAGATGGGTATGAACAAATTGGAATGAAGTACACTGACGAATCGAAATCGGGAAACATGGTCGCCTATCGGACTTTAACGGAGTGTTCCTATTTAAAGCGTGGATTTCTATGGGATGAGGAGGAACTTCAGTGGCACGCGCCTTTAGATTTTGGAACAATCCTTGAAATGACCAATTGGATTCGTCAAGATCTTGATCCGGAAGCGGCTACTATCTCGAATCTTGAGACTTCATATTTCGAGCTCCATTTGCATGGAAGAAAGAAATTCGAAGAATGGAGACCTAGGTATTGGGAGGTTTGCCGCCATCTGGAACAAAAACCTCGACTTCCTCTCTACATCGAACTTCGGTACGATGAAGAGCGGAAACAAGGGCGACTTTTCTAAAATCTACAGCTAGGGGCTCTTTCTCATTCGCCGTACGAGAAGAGCAGCAAAGCCCGGTCTGTAGTAGTAGAGATGCGTTAGAGTATCTTTGCTGAGGGAGCGAAAGCTATTGATCAATGTGTGCCCTCTAAAATATAGGCTATTGATTCGGCGCGTTTTACTGAGTAGTTTGACTAAGCCTCAGGAAGTACGATAACTATTTTAGTCGCTAGTATGCAAGAAAAGAATATGAGTCAAATCCACGACAATATGAGTGAGCTCGGCCCTGGAACTGAAGTTCGGGAAGTTACCAAGTTTGTTGATGATGTACAGCCGGAAACTTATGAGAAACCGATGATGTCCACTCCGACCGTATGGACGTCGATGGCCGAAGATACTAAGTTGCATGATATTCATGCCATTCTTCAGCGTCCAGTACGTGTTCTCGATTCTGAGTTTGTTACTGCGTTCACGAATGTGAACCTTAAGTTTCCGGATGTCATTCTTCAGAACTCAACAAATGTCGTGAGTAAATTGGATTATTTTACTTATTTTCGTGCGAATGTCAAGGTCAAGCTGATGTTTAATGCGACTCCCTTCATGAGCGGCAAGTATTGGATGTATTTTGCTCCCTTTGATGTGATCTCAAATCGAGGTTCACGTCAAGATGATTTGCCGAACGTGACGGGATATCCTGGAACGGAAATTGACCTTGCTTCTGGAGCACCAGTAGAAATTAAAATCCCCTACTGTGCTCCTCTTTCCCACTACAACTTGCTCGACACGCATTCCAACATGGGTGAGTTGTATGTTGTGCCATTGAATGGAATTCAGACCAATCTGGGAACTATTCCAGCTGGATCTGGTGCTCCATTCACCATTTTTGCATGGTTTGAGGATATTGAGTTGGCACTCCCAACATCGAAACCTGTAACTGTGCCAACGCTCCTCGAAGAGGATGAGGTGTTTGAAGCCCAAATTGGAGAAGAAGCAGCTGCAACTGGTGGACCCAAAATTTCTGGTGTTGCAGCTAGTATTGCGGGTGCTGCTTCTGCAGCTGGTTCTATGTTTCCAAAGCTTGGAGCTTGGGTTCGCCCTGTCGAGTGGGTTGCTCGTGCAGTGAGTGGAGCCGCCGAAGCAGTTGGTTGGAATAAACCCACTAATTTGGATAAGAATTGTCCCTATGTAAATGTTCCTGCGAAGGGATATACAAACATGACAGGAATTGATCTCTCGTCCAAATTAGCAGCTGCTCCGGACAACGGACTCACTTACGATGGTGGCCTGTTCTCAACAGAGGTTGATGAGATGGATCTTCGTTACGTTGCTAAGAAATCCTGTATTTTCCGTGCAAATATCGGATGGAGTATCAATGATGCAGTTGGGGACCAACTCCATGCAAATGCGGTGACTCCTGGTATGGCGACTGGTTCTCAGGTTTCACTCAATCCGACAACTCTTGGTTTTGTCACCTCCATGTTTCGTTACTGGAGGGGAACAATTAAGTATCGCTTGACTGTGGCGAAAACGGCTTTTCACACTGGTCGTTTGAGAATCACTTACCATCCTGGAGTCTACGATTACACAACTGTGGGAAAGATTAATCAGAATGCGTATAATTGGATTTTGGATTTGTCCGTGACATCAGAGTTGGAATTTGAAATTCCTTATGTCGCAAATGTTCCTTGGAAGGAAACGATTGTGACAGATTATAATGATGTTACCAACTTGAGAAAAGAGAAATTCTCCACTGGTCACATTTCGGTTGAGGTTTTAACACCGCTCCGAGCATCTACAGATAATGTGGCTAACAACTGCCCCATTAACATGTGGTTGTGTGGGGGTGACGATATCTCTTTCGCAATTCCTGATTTTGGGAATTACGTTATCGATGATAACGTTGTTCTCCTGGAGGATGAGGATGAGGTGCTGGAAGCTCAGGTGTTCAACCTTACATCAAAGGGTGTTGAACATAATGAGCAAGTTTCCAACACTGCGTCACGGACTTTTCCAATGTCCAATATGACTGAAACTAAAGCTGAGGAATTGACAATGGGTGAGAAAATTACAAATCTTCGACAATTGATCAAGCGGTTTACACCCACTGCCATTGGAAATAGTTTTCCATATCCATCACAACTTGGAAATAGTTATTGTTTCATTGGCCCTATTTCGCTAAACAATGATTCCTACCTTTTTAATCAGCTTGAAATTGATCCGGCTTTCTTTGGAACAAAATCCGCAGGTATAGTCCCTACCGAGCAACAAATTGTTTATCCTCGAGATAAGGCGCTTGATGGGTCTCTCACTACTGCCAATTTTAATGCAATGCGAACTCTGCCGTTAACCAATCCACTCCACTATGTTTCTTATCTTTATAGATTTTATCGGGGAGGTAGAAGATATAAGATAGTCAATCCATCGACTAATAATATTGAAGTGGAGAGTATGGGTTGGCGAAACACTGCTGATGATGGTGGTATCGCCAGGACGGCCTACACTAACGCACTTGACTCTACGCGCGTTATTGAAGGACGTCCTTTTGATCCCATCTATGTTTACAGGGATCAGCTTGTTGCAGAGAATGGAGACATTACGGGACCGGCTATTGGCACTTTCGCAACAACAATTGCCGATGCGGCTTTTGAGCATTACGTGTACCCAGATATAAATGGGACGTTGGAGTTCGAGGTTCCGTACTATTCGCAACTTCCTATCTCACTTGTTGGCGAAGGTAACATCTCGGACACTGAAGGGCCTTTGATTAGACGTTCAAAAATCTTTATTCGTCGCTCGCACCTTCCGCGCGGACTTGATCGTCCCATCTACAAGCCCTATGCTACAACTGGTTTTCCAGGTTGTGTTGCTGGAACTGTGGATGGTGGTGGTATCCGTCCGTGCTTTGGAGGTTTTTCTCTCTACGAAGCTGCGGCCGACGACTTTTCTTTTGGTTATCTCATTGGTGCTCCAAAAATTGTTCGTCTTGTCAATCAGCCTTAGTTTTAGTCATTTAGAATGAATGTCAAAATCATTGCGTATGTATGAAGTATGTATGATTTCCTTTACATTGAATTGTGTATAACCCTTTGGGTGGTCGCTTTCATTACCGACGTGAAAGTCCTGATCTGTTTGTGAACATTGAACTACCCACGGGGTAGATGTAGGTGTTTACAGTTCAAAAACAGGTTGGGTTCAGCCCTCTGGTAAAGTGTTAATTGATGTTCGTAATTCAAGATTAGTGTCGATTTTTAAAATTTGTATTTTGTTTAATTGGTATTTTTCTGGTCGGTCTAGACACTAACCCCTAGTGGAACATGTTTCATGTCCAGCGCTTGTAACGTACTACGATAGAAGTGAACGATCATTGCTTCTTGACTGGGCA